TACCCATAACACGTAGTCTTCGATAATCAATAATATGGATTTTATCTCCTATTCGACCACCTAAAACCATAACTGTATAATCATTTTTTTCTTTTGTTCCAGCTGATAAATCAACCCCAACTCCTAAGCAATCAAATTCAGTTGCAATTTCTGCTTTAACTAAAAGCTCTGGTGCCAGCGATAGTTCATTCTGTCTAACGATTTGATTCATATATTGAAACGAAAAAGCAATAGGAGCTTGTCTTTTCTTTTCTTTCAGGTAATCTAAAGACCACATTTCTGGCCAATATGACTCTTCATCGCCTGTCTCCTCGTTATTTAAGATCGCTGATAGGACAATCTGCATCCAATTGTTATTCGGACAAAATGTTGTTGAATGAATATCATCATGACGGAATCGTGTTCCCAAACAAATCGCACGGCCCCCTTCAAACATGGTTGGAGCGATCACCGCATTCCAATTATCTTCCATCATCTTACGGATATCAGGGTTACCAATATCAGCAGCAGACTTTACAGGGTCATCAATAATAACTAACTGTGAACGTTTAGAAGTCACAGATCCTTTGAGACCTGCTGCACATAATGTAAATTGCTCTTCACCTGTTGTATCTATACCGGCAAATTTATGATCAATAGACCAATACTCATTACTAGTTACATTTTTAAGTAGTTTGACTTTAGGAAATACTTCTTGATATCGTTTAGATTCAATAATTCGTTTAATTGTTGCAGATTTAGATCTAGCAATATCAACTGTATAACTTAGATAAAGAATTTGTAGAGGTTTTCCAGCTTGTGTATGAATACCAATTGCCCATGCTGTAAACAAACCTAAAACAGTAGATTTGGCTGATCCTCTGGGACCTAATAAATCAATATTTGGTCCAGCAATTTTATTCAGACAAGAACTATCTTGATTAGTAACAAGTTGTCTATGCCATTCTTTATGGTGTTCTGCTGGAGGCTTATCTGCTACATATTCACAAAAGAATCCAAAATCATCTCTTGCTTTTTCTAGAAGATGTTCATCTTTACTTTTGCGTACACGATGATTTTTAGCCGCTGCTTGTGCATTACGGCGATACGCTAAGTGCAGATGAGAAGCCACTATTTCTTAGCTTTATCTTTCTGAAGCTTAGCAGCTTTTGCAGCTTTAAGTCCTTTTTCAGCCGATTCCTTGGCTTTGTCTCCTTTCTCCTCCTTGGAGTCCGGGTTGTTCTTCTCGTTCTTTTTCTTGAAGTGCTCCAGGAGCTGGGGCGGCATTTTGTTCTTGGCCATTATTTAAATATTTACCAGCAATAGGTAATCCAGTTTCTGTATCTATATTAGGTTTACTAGATCCTGAGTTACCAAGAACTTCTTGTAAAGACATATGTCCAGGTGACATTTTACGATTGCGATTTAATTCACTAACCATTTCTCCAGCACTTCTGGAGGTAAATTGCATTGGTTCTTCGCCTTGCATAGTTAGTCCTCTTCGTATTGAATTCTAGCCCAAACACTCATTGAAGCTTCGTGCAATGGTCCTTCAATAGGATCATCACGAAAAATAGATATGATTTCACGCATTGCTCTATCAGCACCAGCCATTAAGAGTCCTTTACGGTCACGCGAAGAAACAAAAGACTCAACCTGGGCGATAGTGGAACGCAATTCTTTTTGCATAGCAGCAATGCGAGCCACACCGGAATCACGCTTAACAGCATAGTTTTCTATATCTTCACGCAGTTTACGGATGTCTTCTTGCATTTCCTGAATTTCATTAAGGAGTATTGCAAGATGATCTGGCTTTTCATACACACTATTAAACCAAGCATCACAAGACGTAATGCTGCCTTTGTACCCTAGAAATCTGGAGTACAAATAAACTTGAATCAAAGAATATGTATCAACAGCAAAAGACAAAAAAGATTCTTTTACTGCTGTGTCTTGATTTTCTAGCCAGTGCTCAAAAACTTTGGCTTCAAGATCAGAAAGTGTAAGCTGACTTTGCTTGCTTATAGTCCCTTGCTTCATCGCTTTCGCGGAAGTCCTGGGCTTGGCGAGCGGAAGTTCGCTGTTCTGTTGCTCCTTTGCCAATTGTTTGTCGCTCTTGGTCACCAGCGTCCTCCATTTTCTTCTTACTAAACTCGTAGGCTACACCGGCTGCATCACGATACTTTTGCAGGTCAAACCAATCATCTGAAGATTCATCATAGTTTCCACCTGTACCAGTACCGCCCGTAGCCATTGTATTAAACCTAAAGTTTTAGATCAGAAGTTGCTCATCATAGAAGCTAAGCCACCTGCATAGATGTCGCGACGACCTTCAACAGACTTTTGACGTTGCTGTTGCTTTTTGGAAGTGGTCAGACGATTCAGTAATTCTTGGAAATTATCTAAATCTACTGTAGGTTCGCCCTCGTAATTTCCACCAGTTCCGTCAGCCATGGATAAAGTTAATCACTTCAATAATTATATTACTTCCTAACTCCAGAATCCTGCCATCAATGAACCATAGATTTGTCCTTCTTTTGCCCTAGCGGCTTTAAATTTCTCAAAGTCAGATTGAATGTTTGCACGCTGCACATCATATTCACCTTGTAGTTCAACACGTTCAGAAGCATACGCTCCTTGAATATCAGCTACATCAGTTAAACCAGTGTTAACAATTGCTTGTAAGTCAACAGCACCCTGGTTTTTCAAACCTTGAACTTCTGCCGCACTTTCTTTTCCAACATCTGCAAGATACTTTCTCCAGCGCTCTTCAGAATCAGAAGTGTATTGTGCAATATCTAAATTACGATCTGCTGCATACTGAGTACCTTGTAAACCTAGTTGAGCAGCATAATCATTTGAATCTGAAATTAATTGTTGAACAAGAATATTATTTGCACCAACTGCATTTGCATAATTTACATTCTGCTCACCTTTAATTCTTTCTAAACTTTCTGCACCAAGTTGGTCAAACATGGCAGGCGTCATGCCTGGGCCAAGATCACCATAAAACTGTGTTAAATAAGCCGTACCATCATCTTCATAATTATTTGTTATTTCACCTCCTCCAAAATTATTAGATCCTCCTGATTCTCCAAAATTCTTTGCTTTGTCTGCAGCTACATAAGCTTTGTCTCCTACTTTGCCTTCAAAGCCTTTTTTACCTTCTTCAGCTTTTGAAATAAATTTGTCTGCTTGTGCTTGAGTTCCTCCTGCGTCGCCAAAAGCTCGAATATCTCCAGATGTAATTTTTCCATCTGATGCGTATTGAGCTAGAAAGTCGGTATATGCGCCCATTTTTTACCTATGCGAAAGATGCTGTAAGTTTTGCAGAACTAGGAGATTTCATTGGTAATCCAAATACATTATAAGTTCCTGATTTAGAACCATCTGGATTACGTACTGCTCTTCCATAATAAGACTGAGCCATCTCTTCGTATTGATTTAATGGCCCTTTAGCTGCACCTTCTAGTGTATTTGCAAGACGTGAATTCAAGAAACTATTGAACTGCATAGGACTTTTATTTTGACCCATGCTATCTGCAAGACTTCTGTAATATTTATTTTCTTTCTTAGTGGGAGCACGATAAAAATTAGTGGCAAATGCATCTTTAACTAAATCTTTTTGCGTATCTTTACTTACGTCTGCATTTAATAATCTAGCAAAATCTTTTGTTCCATAAAATTCACTGGTAGGAGACAACTTGCTTTCCATAAATTGCAGTGCAGTAAATGGATCTGTATTGCCTGATTGTACAGAATCATTTATAACACCAAACGCATCTTTTGCTCTAGCGCTATCCTTATAGTCTTCTTCAGCATCAAAGAAAACATTTTGTGAATAGTTTTCTAAAAACTGACTACCTGGCGTTTGATAGCCTAATAAATAATCTAATAATTGATTCTGCTGAGCTTGTGCGCTTCCTCCTCCAGATATACTGCTTGCTTCATCATCACCTAAAAGGCTGGCAGTGAGAGCTCCAGCAGCAGGCCCTGCAATCGGACCAATACCAGGTATAAAAGATGCTGCCGTGCCTACAATCGCAGGAGCAGCATCCTTAAAAGCATCTCCAATAAAGTCAAAAAACCCCATTACTTACCTCCTGGTTCTTCCATCATCGCATCCCAAAATCAAACACCATAAACCATATTGCTTAATCGAGCAATAGATTGTGGACTTTTGCTTCCTGCAAGTTTCATTTTAAAATCTTGTGCATTTTTTTCACGAGCTAAATTAGTTTGATTTAACTGTTGCGCACGAAGAACTGAAGTTGTTTCTCTATTAAGTTGTGCGTCTTCTCCAAGCAATGATGCACCTGCTGCAATTAACTGACCTTTAATACCTAAACCTTGTCCTACAGCAGCCGCAAAACCAGCAGATTGTGTAAGATTTTCAGCCAATTCATTACCAGCTTGTTTTGCAGTTCCAAGAGGATTATCTGCACCTCCACCACCGAATAATCCTCCTCCTAACCGATTTAAAAAATTTTCAAAAGTAAATGCATCAGCATTGCTTGCTCCACTTACATCACCAAAAATAGTACCTGAAAAATCATACGGACTTGGTGTACCATACGTTCCAAAATCATATGAGGGCATGTTCTCAGGAGATATAAATCCACCCCCATAATTAATATCAGGAAGGTTATCTAATTGATAATAATCAGTCCCAAAAGTAAGAGGTTGATTATATAAATCATTAAACCCACCAATAGAAGGCAGTCCTGTAGAAGACATTTATACAAGCCCCCTGTAATACCCACTCATTCTAGGCTTCATTGCATTTGCTAAATTTAAACCTGTAAATGAATTGCTAGCTGCGCTTACTGCTTCAGGCAGATAAGCAGCTTTAGAAGCACCTACAGTCATAAACATTTGTGGTCCAGTTTTGTATTTAAAAGAAGCCTTACCAGCTGCCTCTAAATTTTCTAGTCCCATTTTTTGATTCAATTGTGCACGACGAACATAAATAGGTTCTGTAATGTCAAATTTTTCTTTCATTCGATCTGGATCGCTTTCATATCTTTGCTGCTCTAAAAGCTTCTCAAGCAATTCTGCATAAAGATCTCTATCCCCATCTCTTTGGCTTTTAGGAGCAGGTTTAGTTGAAGTATCTTCTTCAAAAGTTCCATCTTTTTTAAACGCCCCTGAAGGATCTCCAGGGCCTTGTGTTCCTTCTTCTCTATAATCATAATCCTGCCCAGTTTTGTTTCCTATTGGGCCTGTTCCTTTTTCTGCTGCACTTGGCGGCAAATTACCAAGGGCCATCAGCATAGGCCGGCCGCCTTGATAGGTTTGGAAATAAGGGTTGTTATAAGGATTCTCAGCTCCAAAAAACTGAGCTCTTGGATTGTTAAAATATTGCATCATGATTAGAAACTAATAGAGGGTGAGGCAACAGCACTAGCTGCATAAGGATTAGCAGTTAAAGCAGTACGGAAGTTAGCGCCTGCTTCACGCTGTCCTTGCTGTGCCATTTTTGCTTGAGCAGATAATGTACCAAGCATTGCATAACTATTTGTTAGGCTAGCATTCATTGCTTGCTGACGTACTAGTTGACCATCAAGCAAGCGATTAAGAATAGGTTCTTGTGCCTTCATTCTTAAAAGATCGTTTTCCATTGATGTTTGCTGAATAGCACTCATTGCTTGTACAAATGGTTTTAAATTAGCATTTGTTTGATATCGATTTTTTTCTTGATTATATTCATCTGATCCTTGTCCTGTTTTTTCAGCAATCATACGATCACCAGCTGCACCTAATCCACCAACTCCTATGGCGCCTAAACCTGCCGCACCAAGACGAATTAAAGGATTCATGCCTCGTGTAGCTGCAAGAGCAGCAGCACCACCAGATAAATTACCTACGCCTTCAAGAGTTTTACCTTCTTGAATATTTCCAACACCCATCATTACTGGTGCAATCATTCCAGCCACATTTGTAGCGCCACCTAACATTCCGCCACGGCTAAAATTCATACCTCCAACAGGAGTACTGCCCCCACCACGAGGAACTCTATTTCCACCTCCACCGCCACCTGATCTACCACCACCACCTGATCTACCACCTCCACCGCTTCCAGTTCCTCCTCCTCCGCCTTGAGTTACACGTGGATTACCTGGGCCGTCTGCACTTGGAGTTACATCACCTGTTACCGGTCCAGGACCTTGTGCTCGTCTACCACCTGTTCCCTGAGTAACATTACCGCCTGTTGGATCAAGTCCCACATAATCACCACTGATATTAAAAGGTGCATTAGGGTCCATTCTTCCTACACCAGATGGACTGCCTCCTGACGGACCTGCATATCCTCTACGTTGTTGCTGTACTGCAGCCATTTTTTGGCCTTGGTTACTCATCATATTTCCTACACTTTGCATTTGGGAACCAACCATGTCTTGTAAATCACGGCCAATCATTCCCATGCCTGCCATCATAGTTTGTAATCCACCTTGGTTGCCAACTTGCATGGTATTACTCTCTAACAGTTAATACTTAAGATACTTAAATTCTATCTCGTCTTAATAAATCCCATACTCATCTGTACTAGGTAAATCTTTTCTTGCTCCTGCTGCAATCAATGCATTAGCCATCTTGCCCGCAATAACTCCTGCACCTGCACCAAGTACGCCATAACCAAAAACTTTACGCGCACTATTAGGCATAACTTCATAAGTCATGCCACCAGGGACTTTTTTCTTAGTTCCACGTACAGCGTTTTTTGGTGGATCTACACCTATAGGAGTTTTAACTGTTTGTGGATTTTGAGTTGCTAAACGCACAGCACCGGCTCCTCCGACTAACCCTCCTACCGATTCAAGTCCAACAGGAAAGCCTGCAATAAATGCTTCTGGCTTTCCTTCTAAATTTTCAGTTGTTGCTTTAAAAGCACCTGTTGCACCCAACCCTGCACCAATGCCTGAACCCAATGCTGCACTACCGATAACATTTCTAAGACTACCTTTGCCTAAAGCAGCCGCCATACCTCCAGCTAAACCTAAACCAATAGACCCTGGAATAACTCCTGAAGTTCTGTCGTTATAAAGAGTATTCATATAATTTGAATACCTTTGTTTTGTTAAATCAGGAATATCTTGTTGAGCTGTTTCATATTTTAAAGGCCGTCCACGACGACCTAAAGCATACCGATCAAAAAGTTCTGCAGCTGGATTAGCTGTTTCACGTCTATCTTCTGAACCTACTTCTGCATAGCTTTGTGCAAAACCTTTTGGTCGACCTAGTTGTTCAGGATTTGTAATATCAAAAACACCTAAATGAGAAGCAACAGGTACACCAATAGCTCCTAATTCAATAGCAGCTCTTTGTGCTGAATTAAAATTATAAATATTATCACCAATGATTTGTTCTGCAAGAACATCTCCTATTGCCATTGGATGGTTATAACGCCAATACGTATGACGACTGGCATCATCTGCTACGTCTGTTAAAAGACGAGCACCAATAGCACCGGCCATTTCAGCCGGTGTTTGCATATTAATTCCTTGTCGATTTAATTCTTTATAGTAACCTCCGTCTAAACCAGGGATAACACTATGGCTATAACGTTTTTTTACATTTTTATTAGCTGATTTCTCTCTTGCAAGTCGATCTTGAAGTTGAACTCCTCTATCAAAACCTGATTGAACTGAACGTCCTAAATTTCGTAATTGTTGAAACATGATTACACGCCCATGATAGAAGCCATATTATTTCTAGCTGCATTCATATCATATGTTGGACCCATTGAATTCATCATTCTGACTAAATCACCTTGTTGTTGACCTCCTTGCATTGCTCCTTGTAGTTGTTGAAACATTGTGTCTTCCATATATTTACCAGCCAACTCATCCATCGTCATTCCATTTACATTTCCACGTTGTGCTTGTTGTTGTGCATTAGTAACAGCTTGACCACCTTGCCCCTGCAAAGCCTGTTGTGAATAACGATCTTTAAATAAAGTATCTGTTAATGCGCGTGATGTTACTGCACCTGTAATAAAGTTTGCTCCAGTTCGTGCAAGAGGATTTTGAATACCTGCTTTGCTTAATAAACCTAAAGTTGCAGCCGAACCTACGGTATCTGCAAGACCATAAGCAAGTGCTTCATCTGGTTTACCGCCCATAATTAAATGTGCGCCTCCAGTTAATAAACCACCACCCAATGCCTCAGGCAATGCCTGAACAAACATATCACGAAAACGTGGCAGTACTTTTTTTCCTACTGTTCCTAATGTTCCTGCTAATCTTCCAGCTGCCATTTATTTAAACACAAATATATTCTTTTTATTTTACAGGGCCTTTTTCTTCCGCTGCTTTAATTTCACCTGGTGATGCTTTCATTAACTGTGCAATATTCATTGTGCCTTTTACTTCAGCCATTGCTTTTGCTTCCATTGTCTTCATTAAGTAATTTCTAGGATCTGGATTATCCGCCCTAGGCATAGGATTTTTAGGACGTTTTTCTGGATTCATTGTTGGACTTAGTTCAAAAGTTTCTTTCCATTTATCTCCTTTTAATTGAAATTCAATTGTATCTAAAAATGTAGGTTTTTGAAAAACAGGACGACCTGCATCAAAGTTATATAATTCTTTTCTACTTATATCAAATCTTCCTGGTAAACCTTGAAATAAATTAAAATTATCTGGTTGAGTGTCAGGGAAATTTAAACGAGGATTAATTGTAGGTTTTCTACTAGTTATACGATTGCGTAATTCACTTGCACCAAAACGGTTGATTTGAAAAGGTGGCTGAGTAGAATCAGCGCGATTCTGTTGTTCATATTTTGTTTTTACATATGCACCTTTATCAAAAAATTTGGCTACATCATCCATGTAGTCTTGTGGTTTTACTAGGCGCTTATCGTATGGCATGATTATTTTTTACTGCGTTTTTTTACAGGAACACAGTTGGCAACTTTTTTACCTGTTTTCTTTGAAGTCTTCATTCCATCTTTTCTGTATCCTTTCCAGCAAGGATCACTTTTTTTCTTTACTGGCATTTTTATTTTTCTTATCTCTATTGATCCTAACAAGAGTTTCACGCAGTCTGGCTTGTTTTTGAGTCTTCTCGTCATACTTATCTGGATTCTTTTCTACATTGGCTTGCAACTGTGCACTTGTAATACCTTTTCTTTTTGCTTTTGCTGTAAAAGCACCAGGGTTCTTTACAGCTTTTTTAATCCACTTCTTGTCTTTTTCTTTAGTTGTTTTTTTCTTTTCTGTCATTTCAACCTCTGCGAATAATGGGGAAGCGCTGCATAGTATCGCCTCTACCTAGTCTCTCACTAATAGGACGTACATATTCATTTTCACGACGTTCACGTCCTTCAAATTTAACAGGGCCACCACGTTTTTCTGGATCATTTATTAATGTACCAGTAGGGAATAAAGCATCTCCACGCATACGAGGATAAGTAATCTGTTGCCCATATTGTGTTAGCTGACCAGAAGGACTTCTTGTTTGAGAACCAATCTTAGACAATCCTGGCGATGCTGTTAAAGGAGGCATCACTGCAGGAGGAGTCGAAACAGAAGCAACAAATTTAGGTCTAGATGTTAAGTCTCCACCAACACGTCCAATATCTGTAGGACGATATACTTCTGATCTAGGCATTTCTGCATAGTTAATACCAACAGTCATTGCTCCTGTTGATGGTGTTCCTACAGGTTTACTACCTGGAATTGAATA